CTAGTTTATTTGATTAATTATTAATTATTAAGCGTATTGAACAATGTCAAAAGTCCCGAATTGTACACCACTTGTGAAACGCATCACCATACGAATTGTGTCGCTGCCGTCCAAATTTGTCATGTCTAAAACCTTGACTTCTTGAGCATTGCTCATTAACCCGGTGCCGAAATATAAATTTGATCTTTGCGCCGCATACATTTTGTCATCACTCATTCCCGGACAAACAAACACTTTAACGCCGTTCACCATCAGTGACCCATTATTATACCAAGTTGGCCCTAAATTGTTCACACCGGCTGCCCCTTGTCCTTGTGCAAGGAAGCCACCTAAAGCGGCCACATAAAGCTTCGCCGCTTTGCTTGAAACATATACAAAAAGGTCTTCTTTGCCAAATAGTGTATTCGGTATGGCGTTTGTTACCTTTGTCATTTCATCGATGATATTTGCAGCGGTTAAAGGTACACCCAACACAACTTGCGCCGCCGGTATGTCACCCGCTAAAATTGAAGCCGCAATAAGTTTTTCAAAACCATCGAATGAATTGTTAGTCACCGCCGCGACATCGCCGCGCCAAATACATAGTTCATTGTTCTGCGAAACTTCGGCACTCACGTGAGCAATTAGAAAATCTGAAAATTTTGGTGGTAATTGTTGGCCAAGACCATACCCCATTTGCTCGCTTTCCCAATCTTTTACAAAATCTTGGCGACATAAAGATAGGTTAATTTGCAAAGGTAAAGGCTCTAATACTCTTTCAGTAAGTGTAATTGTAGACGTTGGGTCAAAATCACATGTAGCGGTTTTAACCAAATCATCAGTAGCCAATTTTTTGATAACTTCCTTATATGAAATGTTGGCCTTAATTGTAAGCCCGCCATCATCGATTGTGCTTGCCGATAGCAACGCCGCCGCGATGTATTCACCCGCGAATTGCCCCGCGTAGGTAGTCGTTATATTTGTTGTTGTAGCAAGATTTACATTTCTTTTGCTTAAACCTACGTTTCTTTTGTTTAATCTATTCATTTTTTTTATTTATTTAATTTGTTTAGTACTCTATCTAAAGTTGTGTTAAATTGTCCTTTACCAAATTGCACTTGTTGTTTTTGTGGTGCTTTGGCTTCCGGGCTATGTCTTAATGGTTTTCTTGCCGCCGACATATTTTCTTTTTTCTTATTTTCCGAATAAAGTTTTTTAAGTTCTTCAATATCGGCTTTAACTTCTTCAATTACCGGTGCGATAACTTCAACAACCGCTTCAATAATTGCTTCAACTTCGCTTGCTACTTCTTCCGGTACTTCGGTTTCAATAACTTCTTCAAGGTCTTCGGTTTCTTCTTTTGCGGGTACTTCATCAGATACTTCGCGAACATCAGCAATTAAGCCCTCGGCTTCAACAACTAACAAACGGCCATCTTCTAAAATATATTCACCTACCGGCATAGCGATTTTTTCGCCATCACTATCAATGAAAATTTCACTTCCTTTTTCAAAAGTTTCGGCGGTCACCATAGTGCCGTTTTCTAACTTCATATCTTCAAGCTTCACTTCTAATTTTAAAAGTGTTCTTATTTGATTTAACATTTTTGTTTTTTCCATACTATTTATATAACGATTATTAATTTATTTTTTGCGTTTTTAGTCTGTTCTAGTTATTGATCCTATGCCTTGCGCTTGCAATGAACCATCACAACATTCGCTTGAATAAGTGGCGGTGTCCCAACACAAACAAGCCCTTACACCGCCCAAAGGCGAAGCGTTACTTGGTATAAATGTTTTATTTTTATTTCTTCTATTCATTAAATAGACCGGCTTTCATCTGAAAATCTTTGTTTTTGCGCTTCAAAATCTTCATGTAAAGTAGTTAAATATTCAATTTCCCTTACGTGCAATTCCCAATCCGGGTACACTTCATTGACATCTATTCCAAGTTCTTCGGCTTTTTCTTTAATAGAATTTAATCTTTCTAAATCATCTACTAAATCATCGGGGGTTAAAAAACTTTCGGTGTTATTAAAATATACATCATAAATTTCGCGGCCAATATCATACCATACATCATATTTTTCATCGAACCATTCTTGTGTTGAATATGACAACCTATTAAGTTCTTCATTTAATGTATCAAATTCATAATCTAATTCATCTACAAGGCCCAATTTTACGCTTTGTTTTTTTAGGTTTGTTTTTCTGTTTGCCAGTCTACTTAAAACTTTATCTTTTGTTGTTTTCATTTTTTTATATATATATATTAATTATGCGTTTTTCCAAAAATCGGGCATTCCGGTATAACTTACAACTTCGCGGTATTTATCTTTTGCATCTTCATGTGTATCTAAACCATCTTGAACACTTGATTTAATCATACCAAAACCATTTATAAGTTCGCTAGGGTCAATTCCTAATTCATTTGCTTTGCTTTCAAAATCTTCGACTTTTTCTTTTAATTCTTCGGTGTAATCTTTTAAGTCGGTAGTTGTACCATTTATAATATAATCATCAAGGTTATATTTCATTCTAAATTCATCGAAGGCATCAATTATTTCATCACCCCATTCATAAGCCAAATAAGATGCTTCACTTAATGATTGGTATTGCGCTTCATATAAATCTTCAATTTCTTGAACACTATTCAAATCTACTTTATGTGATTTAAGGCTAGTTTTATTTGCCGCTATTTTATCGTATACTTTTTTCTTGGTATTTCGCATTTTATATTTTTTAAAAATTTGGTAATTTATTTTTTTGTTCATCAAATCTTGCTTCTAGCCCATTCAAATATTCTAAAGCATCTGAATGTTCGTACCATTCCGGGTAAACATCAGCTACTTCTAAACCTAATTCATTTGCTTTTTCCAGTATTTCATCTAATACCCTTTGGTCATTTGCAACATCACTAACAAATAAATAATTTTCGGTGTTATTAAAATATACATCATATAATTCATTGTATATTTCCATCATTTGGTCAAATTTTTCATCGAAATATGCATCGGTTGTGTAATCTAATAAACCAACCATTTCATTTGTATATTCGCTTGTATATTCAAATTCATCTAATAATGCTAATTTTACATTATGTTTTTTATTTGTCATTTTAGAAATGACCCTATCAATACTATTTTTCATTTAATATATCTTTTATTTGGTTTAATACTTGTCCCGACATTTTTTCTTTTTCTTTGTCATTTGGTCCACCCTCTATTTTATCGGCGAAATACCCCTCAATACTGAAGCCCTTACACTTGCCACTCAAAATATAATCTTGCCAAACTTTTTCATTATTGACTTTAACGCTTCCAACCCACGAACCAACCGGTACATCAAGGCCATACAACGCGCTTTTGTCTTTTTCTTTATCTTCGACTATCCAACTTTCAACTAAGGTTAAACCATTTAAAGGTCTTGCATGCTCAAGGGTCGAATTGCTTTGGTTCCCATTTTGAAGAAATAGTTGTGATGCCTTATTTATTGTATCTTTTGAAAAAAATATGTAATATTCACCATCTTCACCGGTTCTATAAATTGGTTTGTCCGGTATTAATAAAGCCCCCATCAGTATTTTTTTTTCTTTGTCTACTTCGGCAAGTTTTATTTCTTGATTTTTTAAAGCTACAAATGGGCTTTCGATGGCCGGTGACTCCACAATTGATATCGCTTCAATTCCAGTTTCAAAATCTTCTTCATCTAAAATAAGTTCTATGATCTTCATAAATATATAACGCGTTTAGTTTTTAAATTTGCATTTATCCAATACTTGCCCCCTCGATTATATTACGTTCAAGTTCTTGGCTTGTGGTAACATCATTTGAAACAACATAAGCGCGGCTTGGTCTTTGGCTTTGGCCACCTATTGCATCGGCTAATTGATTTGTACCGCTTTGGCCCACAACATTAAATGCCGGGGGTGTCGGTGCGGCACCACCACCACCACTTTGACTTGGTACGCTACCGGTGTTACCTTTACCGCTAGGGTCAATTGATTTAATTGATGCGATGTTTTTTAATGCAAGCGCGCCGGCAAGCCCACTTTGAACAAATGGGTATGCGGGAAAAAATGTTGTTATTGGTGAAGCCGAAGCCGTTGTAAAGGCGTTCATTACACCTTGTACCCCGCTTATAGTTGCACTCGCTATGGCCATTGCTTTACCTACCTTACTATCTTCACCGGCTAATTTTCCAACCATATCAAAGGTTGCTTGCGCATCGCCCAAACCTTGCTTTAAAAGTTCTTGGCTAATTTTTTTGTCTTCTTTGGCGTTTTCATCTTTTACATCTTTTATTTGACCGGCATAATATTTTATAATTGCTAGTTTTTCATCTTCGGTTGCTTCTAATAATTTTAATTCGGCTAGGGCTTCGGCTTGTTGTTGTTCAAGTTTTTCAACATCGGTTAATTCTTTATGGTTATCTTGAATTTTCTTTATTGCATCAAGCCTATCTTGTTCATCTTGTTCGGCTTTTTCTGTAAATGTTTTATTTATTAAATCAAGTTCGCTTTGCCTTGCTGCTTCTAATTCGGTTGTATCTAAGCCGTATTGTTTTGCTGCTTCTATAAGGGCATAATATTTATCATATACCGCGTTTTCTTCTTGTGTTTGTTTATCAAGTTTTGATTGGAAATATTCATCTTCTAACTTTGCTATTTCTTCTATTGCGGTTGCTTGATCTTGGGCGTTTTTTTCCGCTAATTTCTTGGCTTCATTGTTGGCAAATTCAATGGCTTTTTGTTTTTCATCATTTGCCTTTTTATCTATTTGTAACAATGAAATTTTTAAGGTTTCGGCTTGGGTAGTTGCTTTATTTATTTCTTCTTGTATTTCTAATTCTTTTTCATTTTCCTTTTGTACATTTCTTGATGCATAGGCAAGAGCCGTTGTGCTTCCAAGTCTTGTACCAACCCAAAACGCTGCTTGTTCTAAAAGTGTTATTTCCTTTCGACTATTTTTTTCTAATTCTAATTGTGTTTGTAGATTTTTTAAAAGTTCAACATTCTTTTGCACTTGATAAAGCAATTCTTCTTTTATTGCATCTTTGATTTTTACACTACTTTTATCTTGTAATTCAAGTATTGTTTGTTGGTTTTTTAATGATGCAAGCTTTACATTACTTGCATCAACCGATTTATTTATTTCAATAGCTTGATTTTCTAGGTCCTTATTTATAAAGCCTAGGGCTTCACCTATTTGGTCCCAGTATTCTACGATTAAGCCAATACCAACAATGGCCGCACCAATACCACTTGATATTAAAGCGGTTTTCATAGCCTTACCACTTAATCTTGCAGCTTTACCAACCGCCACAAGCTTTGATGCAAGGCCACCACTTCTTTTGTCAAGTTCGCCAAGGGCTTTATCACCAATTTGTTGCATGCCGGACATTTCATCTTTAGCCTTTTTGGTGGTTTTTTTGGTTTTTTCTATTTCATTATTTAATTTATTGACATTTTTAACCGCTTGGTCTGTTTTTCCAATAATTTCAAATTCTGCTATTTCCGGCATTTTAATTCTTTTTTAAGTTGTTTGTACCCCTCTTTGAATGTTTCGGCTAGTTTATATTTGCCTTGGGCTATTCTTATATTTTCGGTGTCACCATCTACAATTTGCAATAGGTCTATAATATCTTTTATCATATCAATGTATTTAAAAGTTCAAATTCAGATTTACCGGTTGTAAGGTCGGTAGTTAGTGAATTAATTTTATATGTTTCTTGGTTCATTTCGATTAAATTATTTAAGTCAAGATCATAATATATTTTTAGCGGCAATACCGCCGAAACTTTAACAAGTCTTCTTCTATTGCTAAAAACATCTTGTATATAGGTTTTATATTTTGTTTCAAAAATAGTGTCTACAAAACAACTAGAATTAACCCCACTTTCACGCGCTAGGTATTCGCTTATTTCATTTTGAAAATGTATTGATGTTTCGGTTGTACCACATTGTAAAGCCAAAGTATTTGATGGCACAAAATATTCATCTATTTCAACTTCATTTGAAACAACATCAGCATCTATAATTTTCATTTCGGTGCCAGTATTTAAAATTGGGTAAAATATTAAAGGGTCACCATAATAACTTTCAAAGTTATCATCTACAAAGAAACCATATTGTATTGTAGTATTACCAATGTTACTTGCCGATGGGTCATTGTCATATAGGCGTTCATATTGCATGTGTTCAAAAGGTGCTATCACACTATAATCTTCACTTGGTGCATCATACGTTTGGTTATCAAGTGTATATGATGTAGACCCCCAAGGCGAATTAAATATTTGTTCATATTTTTTAGCCAATATAGTACCAAGGCCCTTATATGTAAAATTCACTTTGCGAAATGGCAAGGCTATTTCAACTTCAGATTTTGTAACATCTACAAATTCATCAATTACAATAGGTGCTTTTGTGTTTGCTGCGTAATAACTATCTAATGTACGAACAACCAAAACCCCAAGTTCATCGACATAGGCGGTTAAATTAAATAACTTAAAAAGGCCCGACAAAAAATCTATTATTTTCATCTTGGGTATTTGTTCGGTTATGTTAAATTCACGAACCGCGCTAGTAGAAAATGTGGCCGCATTTCTATATTCAATACCGCCGGTATATTCAACAAAATCTTCATCACGATATTCATATTCAACGCGCCATTTTATGCCGCCGGCTGCAAATTGCACCAATACATCACTTCTAATTTCTATTGCATAAGTTCCATTTGCAAAAGCCGTGGTCCAAGGTATTTGAACAGGTATTATGGCTTGTTGGCCACCGGTTGTATTTACCAAAAGATTATAACCATTTGGGCCGGTCACTCTCACATCGTATGTGTCCGGTGGTGGGCCACTTGCTACCGGTGTTAAAAGCAATGATACCCTTGGCGATCTTATTGAAAAATCAGAGCCAACTGGCTTGTCAATAGTTAATTGGCCATTTTGAAAACTAGACAATTCTTCGGGTATATTTGAATAATCGCCAAACGTAGTAGTAGTGGCCGCGCCATCGTATGTTGTCCACTCGGCTTCGCCAAAACTTGTGGTTTCTACATCACCCTTTTTTCGATGCAACCACATAAATAAATCGTGAAATTCTTTATTGGCGGCATCATTAAAAAAATCATCTGAAAAAACAATATCACTTGCATACCCATTTGCAATAGTGTATTTTGTTTCAATGGCTTCTATAATTGCTTGTAACCTTAAAGCGTACTTAAATTGGTTCCAATTAATGCCGTTTTGATTTTGCCCCGAATGTACCGCTACATTTCCATATTCGCTTGCGCTTGCGTTACCATTGTAAAACATTCTATCGGTATGGGTAATTAAAGGCACGCAAATATTGTCATTTGTATTTGGTGAATAATTTTGTATATAGTCTGTTATATTGTTAAAATCGTAAACTTGCGAATAGTCATTAAGCGTTGCTAAACTACTTAATAAATCATCACCTAGTATGTCTTTTAGGTCCACCACATTACCGAAAAATGTTATGTGATAGGTATGGGCCACATTGTTTTTTAGGCCTACTCTATTAAGCTTTATTTTACCATCTTTAAATGGTGTATTGTTTATTTCTAAATATGCCGGGGCCTTTGTTCTTGCATCAAAACCACCTTGAATATTTGAATTATAATAATGTTTAAAAATCTTATTATTTACATCACTTGCCGGCACCGAAAAAGTTTGTGTAAATTCGGTAAATACCTTGGCAATGTCTTTTACGTTTTGAATTGTTTGTGTAAGTGATACACTTTCATCTTTAAACAAATCGACCCTTTGATTATTTATATATAATTGTAGTTGGCGCATACTATCTAATATTGTTTATATAGTCAAAGGCTTCTTCAAATTCCATTGAGTATTGTATTAACCTATCATTAATTTGTGTCTTAAATTGTATTGATGAATTTATTACTTTTACCGGTACAACTTGTTTCACACCTTTATAAAAAACTTCTAGCCATACATGTTCGCTTAATAAAAGTTCTTCAAATAATTGATTTGATGCTTCGGGGTAATATCCACTACTTAAAGAATGGGTTTGTTTTCCTTGTGTATTAAAAACTTTATTTGCAGCATCTTTTGTATTGTAGGTGGCCGGGCCATTTCCCGGATATGATATTATATTTGATTTGTAACCCTCATTGGTTCTTGCAATTTGTTTTGTATTTTTCAAGAAAAACCAAAGGTCTTGTTGTGCGCCATATTTGTTTATATATATAATTTTTAAACCATCACCATATTTTGAACAACTAGCCCTTTTTATAGTTAATAATACACCATCACCACTCACAATTGAAGCTGCGCTTGATGTATAGTTTAAAGATGATACACCACTTGCATTTATGTATGGTACGCGGCCACTTTCATTGTCTGGCACTAATATTTCAAATATTGGTGAAACAAAAGGGCTTGGGCTTTGTTCGGGTATTAAATATGTGGGCAAAGATCTAAATGGTACAACCGGGTTTACGTTTTCTAAAAAGGTGCCATAAGCTTCAAAGCCTACATCTTCAATTGTGGCCAATGTTTGTACAATGGTTCCTTGGGCATCTTTTAAAGTATATGTTGTAATATCGGTTTCAATGTCAATAGTTTGGGGTACATAATTTAATTGATATTCTATTTCCAAATAGTCCCTTGCTAATTCCGAAATATCAAAATTTAACGTAATTTGTGAAGCTATAAAACCCCCGGTGTTTGGTCTATTTTTAGTTAAAAGGTATCTAGTGGTACCATTTATTTTTATTCTACATGAAGCCGAATTTTCGGTAACCCCAAGCGTTACACTTTTAAATTGTGGGTTTCTTAATGATATATTTGCCATCTTAAAAATCTAGTGTTAAAGTCGCTATAAATAAATATAGCCTTATTGTTGTGTAATTAAATCTTTTGTCACTTGCTATATACTCCCAACCAACCAAAAATCTATTATGTGGCCAATGAAATGCAATTGTTAATTTCCAATTTTCCATATTATTGTTTTTTAAAGTTAATTAATGCGTATTCAACATCAAGCGTAAAGGCTTCTATAAGTTCAATAGGCACTTCTTTTAAAACCCTATCAAATGGCTTGGAAAAAAATTCGGTGGCTTCGATACCTTTATTATATATACTCCTAGCAATTAAAAGTGACATTGCATCATAAGACATAAATTTGCCATCTTCGGTTCGCCATTGAAACCTTTTACGTTTTACCCATTTTAAAACCCCCTCGGTTAAACCACCTTTTGGATAGTTGCCACTTCCATATTGAAATTGTGATAGGGCAGCCGTTGTTTTTGGGTAGGTCGATGTTTTACCTTTAACCCCTTTATCGACAAAAATTCCATAGTCTTGCATATAGAATTTGACAATAAATTCATTTGTCTTTTGTTGTATTTCAGACCTTAAAGTTGCATATAGTGGGCCATGACTTTTTTTTTCATCTACCAAGTTTTTTTTCGCTTGGTCTACAATGTCATTGGCTAGGCCCCTAATTGCTTGTTCTAAATTGTCAAGTTTCATTGGCAAATATAAATATCATTGTAAATTAATACATTCATAGTTGCCGACCAACCGGCAAGTTCGTTTTCAAATCTATCGTGAAATGGTGTTAAAGATGGGCTACCCTCTAATTGGTACATATCTTGGTGTAATTCGCCCATTCTTAAACGCTGAATAAGTTTGTTCAATACCGCCAATTGGGTGTTTAAAATGTCTTGTTCATTGTCTTCACCCGTAAACCTATTGGTAGTTTCTTCTTTGGTTTGTTCAACTACATCACAAGCAAGTATACTTATATTAAAATTTAACACTTGTTCATCAACACTTACACTATTTACAATTATATGTGATAGTGGGAAAATATCTTGTTTGTTTAAATTTACCTTGCTTATGTCACCTATTGAAATAGTATTGACAAAAGGGCTTGAAAATAATTCTTCCCTTATAGTTTGGGTCAATTGGTAATACCCCCTTACACCTTGTTGGCTCATTTGAAATTCTTTTTAATTCTTTTGCTTTCTAGTTCGGCTTTTTCTTTCATAAATGATAGCATCATAAAACATTCATGTACGTTTAATTTAGTGATATCTTCAAATCTTCTAATGTCGCCTTGAGCAAGTCCGAAAATTGATTGATACCACCCATATTTGGCATTGAAATTAGATTGTGAGTCAAGGCTTGGTACTCCTTTTGATCCAAATAATTCATCATAGCTTTCGACAAGTCCAACCCTAAATTCCACAAAAAAAAAATTGAAGACAATACCGCGTTCATCGGCATGTCTAATAATAAATCATCGGTGCCAAGTTTATATTCATCAATTGTGTATTTTTCTTTTGACTTCAATACGATAGGCCTATATAAAACATTCATTGCTTTTTCTATATTGTCCCAATCACCTATAAAGGTATCAAGGTCAATATATTCACCTAAACTAATTTCATCTAATTGTGGTATGAAACCATAGTTAGTTTTATTAAGTTTAAATGTTGTTACCAGTTCCGGTTTTTCATCAAATAATTTTGTTAGTTTTTCTACAATGATTTGACAATCTGAAGCCTTTAAAAGCATTACATCGCTTATGTTCATATTGCAAAGTATTTGAATGATCTTTGCATGCAAATGGGTTTCATTTTCGGCATTTTCTTGAATTTTTAATAATTCTTTATATTGCCTTAAAGTGATTTCATTTAAGCTTGTTGGTATTGATACACTTAATTTCATATTTATATAACGTATTTAAAATGGTTTTTTATAGTAAGTAAATATAATAAAAAAAGGCAAGCTTTATGCCTACCTTAATTCACTCAAATCTAACCTAACAATTAAATCATACTTGCTTCATGACATGCCCCCGAACATACGCCGGGTCTGTTCATTGGTTCGCCACATTCCGAACATTCGTATTCGGGTTCATAAGCCGGATTGCCTATGTCTAAATAATCACACATAATATTCAGTTTTTAATTTACCATTTCGGTAATGTTCTACAATTACACCGGTGCTTAAAGGTACTAACTTATAAGGCCGTATGCTTTTTTTTACAAGGTACTTATTTATTAATTTTTTCATTCTTCTATTTCGTTAAAGGTGGCATGCTCTAAACATTCGCCACATATTTCATCACTTAAATAACTTGGTTCCGAACCACAACAATTTGATACTTCCATAATCTAGTTTGTTTTGCTTGCTTGAAAATACAAGATTAAATAATTGGCCGCCGTTCTTTTGTCAAAGCCGAATTGATCCACCAAATAAGGTGTGGCACCATACATATTGGTGACCCCGCTATCTTTTAAAATGTCTAAATAAGTGAATACATTTTCTACTTCTTTTTCTGTTTCTTGTTTTGTCATTTCTGTTTTAATTAAATAGTTATTTTCTTTTTACTATGCCACCTTTTGTTTTTAGCATATCGCAAATATACTTAAAAGGTTTTTCATCGGATATTGTATTGCAATTTTCCCAATCACTTATATAGGTTTCTTTTATATGAAAAAAATATGTGTCGGGTTCGCCACAATAACTTTCAATGTCATAGCTACTTATTCTTTTGTCTTGTAATATTTTAGTTAGTGTCATTTCTGTTTTATTAAAGGGGGCTTTTACACCCCCGATTAAATTAGTCTACTATGTGGGTTAAATGGTCATACAAGTTTTGCATTTGATTTT